AATTAAATCATCAAATATTTAAAACAATTAAAGAAAAATCTGAATTAGCTTCAAAATATTTATATGAAGAGAAGGGATATAAATGTTTAAGAGAGGGTTATGCCAACACAACATTAATTGCTATTGCCCCAACCAAGTCAAGTTCTTTTATTCTGGGACAAGTAAGTATGGGTATTGAGCCAATCAAATCAAATTATTTTATTAAAGATTTGGCAAAATCAAAAACAATTTATAAGAATCCATTTTTGGATATTGAATTGGAAAAGTATGGCTTAAATACACCAGAAACCTGGGAAAGTATTTTGAAGAAAGATGGATCGGTTCAGCATTTGGATTTCCCCACAAAAGAGGTGTTTAAATCATTTATTGAAATATCACCAAAAGAATTGATATTACAAGCAGCACAGAGGCAAAAATTTATTGACCAATCACAGTCATTAAATTTGATGATACATCCATCAGTTCCAGCAAAGGATATAAATCAATTATATCTATATGCACATGAAGAGGGGGTTAAGACGCTTTACTATCAGTTTAGCCAGAGTTCAGCACAATCATTTGCAAGGAATATTAATGAGTGTGTGAGTTGTGAATCGTAGATTTGATACAATTTTTTAAATAAAAAACCCCCAGTTTATTAATTTAGATTTGGGGGTTTTTTAATAAGATTAGTTAGCAACAAATTTACCCTTTTGAAATATCAAATATACCTTTTAGCCTAATAGAAGGCGGAATACCACTTTTTCTAAATTGGGCTAGTTTATTTGTATTTAATAGTATATTTCCATTAACCAACAAATCTTCTGGTAAGGATTTAATATTGGAATTTCTTAAATCCAAATCACCATTAATTCTTAAATTATCTGGTAGTTGTGGTAGTGTTGAATTATATAAATTCAAATCACCATCCCATCTTAATTTACCATTCAATAATTGAGATTCAACATCAGAATAGGATGGTTTTTTATTATAGAAATTAGAAGGATTATTATTATATGATTCTTCTGAAGAACTCTTTTTTTCTTTGTAAGTATTAATAAGTCTATCAAAATCTCTCCCATATAACAAACCATCAATAAGTTCAAGTTTCAATACATCATCTTCACTAAATGAAAAATTAGATGACTCAAATTTGGATTTCATTCTTTCTAATTTATCCATAATTTTTTGCATCTTAGCCATTCCTTCTTTGCCAGTTGATGCTTTACTAGCACTATGATAGTCCATAAAAAGACCTTCACTTTCTTGTTGTTCAACAATTTTTTTAACTAGTTTATTTAAACCAGCTTCTGTTAATCTTAATGTTTTCATAATTTTTTTTTATATAAATATACAATAAATTAAATTCGTTTACAACTTTATAAAAAAAGACATATTTATATACAAACAAAGTATAATGGCTGAAGGTTTTACATATGGGGTTGATTTTCCTTTTGACACATCGTTAAGGGGTGATGCTGTTAAAATGACAGAGAGTGCGTCAGATGAGATTAGAGCATCTTTATTACATTTACTATTAACAAGAAAAGGTAGCAGATATTATTTACCAGATTTTGGTACAAGATTGTATGAATTTTTATTTGAACCATTGGATATAGTTTCGTTTGATGTTATTGAAACTGATATTAGGGATTCAATTTCCAAATATATACCAAATTTAGTTATAAATAAAATAACCATTGAACCATTAAATCAAGATGGAGAAATTCAATCAACAAGATTAAGTGTGGATGATGTGGGGTTATCATCAAGGGATAAGGTTTATCGTTCACCAGGTAATGGTACTTATCAGAATACTGCAAAAATAAAAATAGAATATACCACAAACAATAATAGTTTTGCTGGTAGTGAATTTGTTATAATAAATATATAATATGTCAGATAGAAAAATATCATATGGTGTTAGGGATTTTCAAAGTATAAGAACAGAATTATTAAATTATGTTAAGGCTTATTATCCTGATTTAATAAATGATTTTAATGATGCTTCAATATTTTCTGTATTCCTTGATTTGAATGCTGCGGTGGCAGATAATTTGCATTACCATATTGATAGAAGTTTGCAAGAAACTGTTTTGCAATATGCCCAACAAAAGTCATCAATATATAATATTGCAAGAACTTATGGATTAAAAATACCTGGACAACGACCATCTTTAACTTTATGTGATTTTTCAATAACTGTTCCAGTATTTGGTGATAAAGCTGATGCAACATACGCTGGTGTTCTTGAAAGGGGTGCGCAAGTTTTGGGTAATGGAATTATTTTTGAAACAATAAATGACATTGACTTTTCATCTGATTATGATGGGCAAGGAATACCAAATAGAACGGTTATACCAAATAAATTAAATAATATTATTATTAATTATACATTAACAAAACGTGAGCCAGTTATCAATGGTGTTACAAAAGTATTTAAAAGAGTTATAACCTCATCTGATGTTAGACCATTTTTTGAATTATTTTTACCAGATAAGAATGTTTTGGGTATAACAAGTGTATTGCTTAAAGATGGTCAAATAAATACAATACCCCCATATTCTGACTTTATAAGTGATACCAATAAATGGTACGAGGTTGATTCTTTGGCAGAGGATAGGGTTTTCATCATTGACCCATCAAAAGATACGGGAAATGCTAGTATAAAGGTTGGTAAATATATTCAGACAGATAATAGATTTGTGAGCGAATTTACCCCAGAGGGATTTAAAAAAATAACATTTGGTAATGGGGTTAATACAGCATTGGAACAATTAAACCAATTTACTACAACAGGTCAATTACCGACATTGCAAAATTATTTGAATAACTTTTCATTGGGTCGAACATTAAAACCTAATAGCACCTTATTTGTTCAATATAGAGTTGGGGGTGGTTTGAATACAAATTTAGGACCAAATACTATTAATCAAATTGGAGTTAATTCTTTTAGAATAAATGCTGGAAATCCAGCACAAGAATCTTCTGTTATTAATTCATTAAGGGTTAATAATTTATTTCCCGCCATTGGTGGCGCTGGATTACCTACAACAGAAGAGGTTAGAAATTTTGTATCTTTTAATTTTGCTGCACAAAAAAGAGCGGTAACGATTAATGATTATGAGGCAATTATTAGAAATATGCCTTCCCAATTTGGATCGCCAGCAAAGGTTGCAGTTCAAGAGGTGGATAATAAGATACAGATTCTTGTATTATCTTATGATTCAAAAGGAAAATTAATTTCAGATAATTCAAAATTTTTAACGGATAATATTGCAAATTATTTATCAAATTATAGAATGATAAATGATTATATTGTTGTATCGTCAGCAAAAGTGATTGATGTTAGTGTTGAGGCATCAATTACAATTTCCCCAGGTTTCACATCAAAAGATATTATAAATAATGTAATTTCAACAATTAATGGGTATTTTATCCCACAAAGCATTCAGTTGGGTAATGACATTAACGTATCTGAAATAAAGAGTAGTATTCAAAAATTAAATGGGGTAATTTCAATATCTGATTTGGTTTTCACCAATCAAGTTGGCGGAAATTATTCTGGGGGTGAAACATCTATGCCTTATTCAAATACATTGAGTAGAACTATTGCTGCTATTGATGAAACTATTTTTGCTGAACCAAATGAAATATATCACATAAGATATCCAGAAAAAGACATTAGAGTTAAAGTGAAAACAAATAATGGTTTAACAATCGGTTAATTTATTTATTTTACCGCAATATTCTTTATAAGTTATAAATAATGTATACTAAAATATTTATAATCAATAAAGAATATAATGCAAAATAATTTTAGAATTAGGACTGAAATTGGTAAAGATAAAATTGTCAATTTTCAGTTGGATCAAAATATTGAATTCCTTGAGATTTTATCTTTTAAAATAAGGCAATCTGATGTTTACACATTAGACTGCGCTAATTATGGTGTTGTTGTTGGGAGGGTTACGGCAAACAACGGTTTTGGTATTCCAAATGCTAGGGTATCAATTTTTATTCCATTAAGTGATGATGATTCTGATAATGAGTTAATCACATCAATATACCCATATAAGACAATAACAGAAAAGAATGAAGATGGTTATAGGTATAATTTATTACCGTATAAACCATCATATCCTGGTCACGTTGCAACTGGAACATTCCCCACAATAGACGATGTTATGTTTGATGGTCAAGCCATAGAAGTTTATGAAAAGTATTACAAATATACTGTAAAGACAAATTCAAGTGGGGATTATATGATGTTTGGTGTACCAATCGGTAGTTATAGTATTTTAATGGATTTGGATTTATCAGATATGGGGGAATATTCATTAACACCTCAAGATTTGATAAGGATGGGTATGGCAACTGAAGGACAATTTGATAATAATCAATATCAACAATCAACAGATTTAAGTTCTTTGCCTCAAATTGTGTCAATATCAAAAGGTATTAATATTTCTCCATTGTGGGGGGATCCTGAAACTTGTGATTCTTCGATTAATAGGTCTGATTTTGATTTAAGGGATGATGTAAATATTGACATACAACCAACTGCAATATTTATTGGGTCAATATTTAGTACAGCATCAAATAAAAGAATACGTTCAAATTGTAAGCCAAAAGATGATTTTGGTAATTTATGTGGATTGGAAACGGGTCCAGGTAGTATATTAGCAATAAGGCAAACATTAAATAAAGATGAAAAAGGGTTACCTATATTAGAAACATATAGAGTAGGTAATGTTATTGATTCAGATGGTTCTTGGGTTGTTGAATTACCTATGAATTTAGAATATGTTATTACAAATGAGAATGGAGATAAGATAATAACAAATGACCCAAGCATAGGAATACCAACAAAAGGTAAATATAGATTTAAGATTAAATGGGAGCAATCCACAAAGATAAGTGAACAAACAAAAAGAGCATATTTTCTTGTTCCAAATATTAAAGAATATGGATGGAATAATCTTGGCACTATTGACCCAATGAATTCCAATAATGATAATAAAAATCAACTTGCTGGTTCATATTATTTTGGATTGGATTGGTCTGGTTATACAAATAGTGATGCGGCAATAAGGTGTGAGGATACTTTTTATGAATTTAAATCAAATAAAGTTTATACGGTATCAAGTTTAATTGACCAATATAGGGGCGGTAGTAGTAAGGGTAATTTTATTGGGATTAAAGAAATTGCAGATACATCATGTGATGCTACAATTAATAAATACCCAGTTAACGATGGGGTTAGGAATTTTGATTTTTTATTTTTTCTATTTTCAATATTATTTCTTTTATTTTCAACGCCAGGTAGAGTTCTTTTAATTGTATTCCATTTTGTTAAATTTTTATGGAATTTATTTGCGGTACCGTTAACTTATGCTATTGCTGTTGCATTACCTATTTTATCGGCATTTTTATTTGTTCAAGCAGCAACATCATTCCCAGCGGTTGGTTTGATATTAGGGTTTGCTACATTAGGTGGAATAGTTGTGGCAGCAACAGTTAGATTTTTTAAAGCATTTAAAGAGGTTAAAAATTTTAAATTCCAAAAATTAAATTTACCCATGATAACATATCCAGATTGCGAACTTTGTGATTGTGGAGATAATGATATGGAGTTATCAGATAGTGGAATACCAACTGGGGGTTTAATTGCACAATTGGCAAATCCTATGTTATATAGGGATGCAGTAACATCTAGGGTCGAGACAATAATAAAAAGTAAGACAACATTTGGGGTAAATTTAAAAGAAGAACTATTGATTGATTTGGATAATATTGTTTCATTATCAACTGAAGCGTATATTGGTCAAACTTATGATATTAATAAACCATATAGATTTAGAGCCTTATTTTCAAATATTTATTTGATGCCATCAACCAGAACACAAGTTGCGGCAGTTGCAGTTGGGTTACCCCCTGCTGAAAGGGTTAATAAATTTAATAGTAGGGAGAATTATTTTAAAGGTAATACAAGAATTGACGTTACATTTGCTAGTAAAAATAATAAAGAACAACATAGTGATAATGTTTTAGTTATAGTTGCTAGTGAAAATAGAGAATCTGGTACATTATTAACATTTTTGAATTTTGATAAATCAAAAGATATTAATTTCATATCTGGTTATACTGCAACAACAAAAATATCAGCAGAAACAAATAATAGTGAGGTGGTTGTTAAATACGCTAACCCATCAAATCCAAAAAGTTTATTAGAGAAAAAATATATGTTACCATACGGTGTTGATATTAATAAATATTTGTTTCCAGCAGATATTGAGTTTTATCAAGTTGTAACTGGTATGACAGTAAGTGAGTTTAAAAGTAAATCAAATCAAAATTCAACCTTGGCTGATGGGTCATTTAATTGGCAATGTCTAAGGCCAAGGTCAACAGAATTAATTTTTGACTTTGCAGAAGGTAAAAATCCAAATTTAAGTCGATGGCAAGATGAAATTTTTTCAGAGATTTCAAAAAATGATGGTATTATAAATTATTTTAATGATATTGATAATCAGTATGTTTTAATATTACAAAGGGGGGTTGATCCATATTCACCACTTTACGAAAATACATATAATTTAGGTAAAATATTTGGATTTGCCAATACTAATCAAATAAGTATAAAAACAAACACAAGATTAAATATACCAATTCAACCACTAGAAACATATTCAGTCCAACAAACAAATGTTTCAAATGAAATAATGTTTGATTCATATTTTTTAAGACCCATAAATTCTAGTATAGGATTTGGGGCAAATCAAGCATATCCATTTAGGACAAATGCGCATGGTTACTATTCTGGCAATCTAATTGGTGAGGCGTCAAAACCAAAAGGATTTAGTTTTTCAAATTCTTTTTCTGGAAATTTACAAGGATTACAAGTTAATAATAGTAATTTATTAAAGAGAGTAACAACATTTAAAATTGACTCGCGCAGTATTCGGTCAACAAATGGGTATGATTTATCTGATAATTTATCAAATATGTCAACTTATTATCTTGGTTTAGATATGGTTGCAAATAATAAAAGGAGTAATTTTATAAAAAGACTATTGAGAGGGGAAGAACCATATAATAACACATATACAACACAAGCTTCATTTGGGGATAATAATTATTTTAGTGAATTATTTGTTAATAATAAAACAATATTTAGGACAGATAGACTACCAACATCAGATTATTTGGATGGTTCATCTTGGTCGTCAAGTACGGTTAATACATATTATATTAATAATGGTCAAGCAGCAGCCTTACAACAGAATTTAGGATTTGCAACTTATGAAATTGTTGGGTCAGAACAATTTGCAGATAATCCAATACCAGCAAGTGATACAGGGTATTCCCCCCAAGATTTCTCTGGATTTACTATGACTGAAAATTTATTAACAACACTTAATACTTGTAATAATATGGTTAGTTTAGGTTGTTATACAGGCAGGGGTACAAGTTTTCAGGTTGATTCTAAATGCGCTGAAAATGACCCGGTGACAAATGGTTGTTATAGTTTTGTAGATAGACCAATATTAGATATTCCAAAAGATTTAAGGACTTATAATGAATGGGTAAATAGATTCAGATATTTTTATGCTTTATGTAGGGGTGTTGTATCAGAAGTTTTTGTTAATAACTGGGTAAATGGATCATTATTTGCATTTCCAATACAAACCAAAATTAAATATAATAATAAAAACCAAGCAATTATTGATGATGAATCATATTGTAATGACTTGATATATTTTGATGTCAAAACAACTAATTTTTATTATCGTAGTTCACCTTTCTCTAAAAGTAATAGTACTTTTGTTGGTAGGACTATGAATAAAGAAAATGTTAAAAATCTAATGTTTCCAACAACAATAATGGATTTGGGTTATAAAAATTCATTATATGGATATAATAGTGATAATTTTGAATATTATTCTTTTGTATTAGATAAAAT